AACTGGCCTCGTATAATAGATGTGGCAGACGTTCATAATCATCTATCTCTCTTACTTGATACTGGGACCACACTGGGTCGCCAAACTTCTCGGTGGTAAAAAACTCGACATCGTCAGCAGCCCTGGTCAATTCCTCAGGCGTTCGATATTCATCTCGTATGTCGCGTTGTTGTTCACTGCGTGGTTTTTGTACAAGCCCTCTATGGCATCCTTCGTGGGCGCTCTGCTCATGACTGTCGCCGCAGCCATAGGATTCTATATCAAGTATGGGACTGAACCAATCCCAATGCACCTCCTTCTCATCGGCTTCATCGTGTACAGGGGTCGTGAGTACATGTCCCCAGAACTTTGGCTCACGATGGGTCTTGTCCTCTTTTACACGCTCACACATGAAAAAATATATATCGGCTAAAAGTAGAATGAAGATTCATATCATCGGTGCGGGACCCACGGGTATGTCCTTAGCATGGGAAATTCTAAAGTCAGGAGACCATGATGTAACACTCTACGATAGAAAACTCTCAGCAGGTGGGTCGTGGTGGGAACCTGAGGTGGAGGTTCGTGACCTTCACGCCCACCGTATCGTTTTTGACCGTGCGTTCGTCAACTTTCGCTCCCTCCTCACAGAGATGAAGATTGATTGGAATGACCTCTTTGTACCAGTCGACAAATCGGAGTACATAAATTTCGCTTTTCGTTCACTGAGTCTCAAGGACTACGGTGCGTTGACATCCCTAGTGGCTCGTGTCTACGCGCAATCAAACAAATACAAGGGCGTCTCCCTCAAGGAGGCTCTCGGAACCCTGAGTGAAAAGGGTCAGGCACTTATCGAACATCTCCCCCTCGTTGTTGATGGGGTGACGTGGGATGTCATGTCCGCCTATGAATTTGTAAAAAGTTTTGACCACACACTTATGTCCCGTGCCTACACCCAACGTGTATCGGGTAAGGTGATGTGTGATGCCATGGAGGATGCTCTCATTGAGGCGGGTGCGAACTTTGTTTTCGGGAAGGAATTGATGGAGGTTGAGTACCTCGAGGATGGGTACAAGGCGACACTCAGTGGTGAGACCCAACTGGATGACGGACTTCTATTCCTGTGTCTCGATAACAGCCCAGCCCTCAAGTTCTTGGGAGACAATTGGGGACCCGATGCGGACAAGAAGGTTCGTGAGAGTACCTATGGTGCCATTAATGTTCTCCTCGACTATGAAACCCCAGTGACACTCGGTTCAGATGTGGAGATTGCTGCCACCACCAAGTGGAATCTTCAACCAAAGGTTCTCTCCGATGGTAAAACAGTTTCGTGCGTCATCTGCGACCTCAATGAGGAAGTTCTCTCGAAGAACCCCGATGAACTCAAGTTGGGTGTTTTGGAGCAGTTGGGTCTCGAACAACCCACGGCGATGCGCATCGGTTGGGGTGCTACGTGGGAAGATGACAGGTGGACATTCTCACAATCTTCAGGGGTTCTCAGTCTCCATGGTCAACTCTCCTTCTTTGGTAAGTGTCCCCATGTCGCCATGTGTGGTATGATGTCCCCACGTGATACACCCTACTCGAGTCTAGAGGCGGCGACGGAGGTATCTAGACGCCTGAGTCATGAGGTGTTCGGAACGAGGGAGCCACTTCGTTCCCTCGAGCTTTCCCAAATTTTAGTATTTGTTGTGGCGCTACTTATAGTTTTAATACTCATCTATCGTAACAGGAATCAATGAAGTTTAAAGCCACCGTTTACGAACCCATGTACGATTTCAATAATAAAAAGTATATACGCCTCACGATTCCCCAAAAAGCATCGGAAATCATCAGGGGTATGCACACATCGAGGATGCACCTCCTCCTCAATCAAAATGTGGATGACCCCCTCGATGGTAGAGTCCTCACTGTGAAAGTTCCATTCCGTTATAGGAGAGTGATGTGCGAGGTCAAGGGGCGACCCGTGCAGTCTCTTATAAAGGGAGATGAAGTTGAAGTTGAGGTGGACTTCAAGGGGTTCTGGAATGTAGGAAATCACTCGGGTTTCTCTTGGATAGCAGTTCAAATATCGTCATCATAAATTGTTTCAGGGGGTTTATCAGATTCTCCTAATGTCTTAATACCGAGTTTTTGTAAGTCTGTATAAGCACTCAATCTACCCTCCGCATGTATCATATTTTGTTTTAATTTATCTAGAATACCTTTAAGATTTTCAATCTCCTTTTCGACATTTAAGACGGGCATATTATAATTCAAATTGAACAAATCTTTAAGTTATTGATACGAACTTATTTAAAGTTTGTTACCTTCTAATAAGTAAATCATGACCACTCTCACTAGAACTGGATTTTTAGTGAGTGAGGGTCCACTCCAAGAAATTAAAAAAGAGCTTACCGTAAGACCCCAAGTTAATGGGGACTATGGATTTCCTCCACCGCCTTTCAAAGTTTTTAGACCAACAAAGAACGGAGTGTGTGTTCCCAGATTCTACGGAAGTGCTAAGCTTGGAGAACCCAAGTACGACAAGCGACCCGAACCCACCCGAATTAGAGCAAAGTTTGCTGGACAACTCAGAGACGCCACACACCAAAATGAAGCTCATGCAGCAGCAATTCAGGCAGGCCATGGCATCCTTTCTCTACCATGCGGCTATGGGAAGACGACGGTATCCCTGGCTATAGCTTGTACGTTGGGATACCGAACGATGATTGTTGTTCACAAACAGTTTTTGGCAGACCAGTGGAAGGAGAGGATTCAACAATTCTGTCCAGGTGCCACTATCGGTGTTGTTCAGCAGGACAAGAAGGAAGTTAACTGTGACTTTGTCATCGCGATGCTTCAGTCTCTCTCCCTAAAAGAGTACTCATTCACCGATTTTGATACTGTGGGTACTCTCATCGTGGATGAGGCGCATCACATATGTGCAAAGGTGTTCAGTCAGAGTCTCTTCAAGTTATGTCCTCGACACATATTCGGTCTCTCAGCAACCCCTGAGAGGAAGGATGGTCTCACTAAAGTGCTTCATTGGTTTATGGGACCCACCTTCTTTGCTGTAGAGAGGAAAAATCAGGAGCAGGTTGAGGTGTTTCCAGTCATCTTTGAATCTCCAAACTATAGGAATCCTCCACCCTCCATGAGGAATGGAAAGATTTCTATGCCCAACATGATTACAGAATTGGTTGAGGACAGACAAAGAAACAAAATGCTCGTCGAACTCGTGAAGAAAGCTTCAGCTGGAACGAGACAACTTCTCGTTCTCAGTGACAGAAGGCATCACTGTGAACTCCTCCACCAATGTTTCCCCAAGACATCTGGTCTCTACATGGGTGGTATGAAAGAGGCTCAACTTCAAGAGTCTTCAAAGAAGAAAATCATCTTCGCGACGTTCAGTCAAGCTCACGAAGGCTTGGACATCCCAACACTTGATACAGTCATTCTCGCCTCACCAAAGTCAGATATAACCCAAAGTATTGGAAGAATCATGAGGGAGACAAAGGGCAAGAAGAATAATCCCCACATCTACGACGTTCACGACCCGTGGTCTATCTTCACGGCCATGTACTACAAGCGTACGAAAGTGTACCGCCATGGTGGTTTCAAGATTCATGGAAAGATGGCTGAAGAAAAGCCCGCATTCCCTCAGGGAAAATGCCTGTTTTTAAATCTGAACAACTATTAAATGTCTGGTGCATTGATACAACTCGTCTCCAAGGGTGTTCAAGATGTATATCTCACGAGTGAAGAGGGACATTCTTTTTTCCGTATGAAGTTTGCTCGACACACAAACTTTTCGCAAGCTCCTAAATTTATTAAGACTATAAACACGAACGATACATCCATCCAAATTCCAGTTTTGGGGGATGCCATCAATGGGTTGTGGTTTGAATCGTCGACCAGAAATGGGAACATCGCTTCAAACCTGTTCTACAATTCTACCGTAGACCTCTTTATAGGTGGACAAAAGGTTGACTCACAGCATTATGATTACTATTCGGACATCTGGCCTAATTATCTGGCTGACACGTACAACAAGTCACAAGAGCTGAACAATAAGACGTCGAGTGCCAACTTTACGTTCTTACCCCTTCATTTCTTTTTCTGTGACCACAAGGCATTCTTGCCTCTCGTGGCACTTCAGAATCATCAAGTTGAGATACGAATCAATTTCGATGAGACAAATGTAGCAGGTATAAACGAAATAGATAAACAGGCAAAGTTTTATGGTAATTACATCTACCTCGATAAAGAGGAGCGTGAATCAATGACTCGACGTCAGATGGATTTTGTCATCACACAGTCACAGCGTCTCGAGAATGAATTGGAAACGGTCAGTGATAACACGACTGATAGGGGTGGGTACAACGTTGTTGACATTTCGAGCTTCAACCATCCTGTGAAGTCTCTCTTTTGGGGTTTTGGTGCATCGAGTGACGATTTCGCGAACGACCGTTTCACATTCTTAAATGCGGACATTCAAATCAATGGTACACCTCTTCTTGAAAATATGACTCCTGTCTACTTCCACACGATACAGAACTACTACAAGTCACAATACGGTCACAGTGAATTTATTCCTGAAACGGAGGTACTCCTGTACACCAGGTTCTTCGGATACCATTTCTGTCTCAATGTCTCAGACTACAACCCATCAGGTTCCTGCAACTTCAGTCGCCTCGATAACGCGAAGCTCGTCTTGCGTGGTGTCGAGAAAGGTAATCAAAGACCTGCAAACCAATCACTGTTTGTCTATGCCGTAAACTACAACATCCTCAGAATCAAAGATGGTTTGGCTGGAATTTTATTCGGTAACTAAAGTATATGGGTAGGACAGTTCGTTTCGACCAGATTTATGTATCCAGTCTGGACGCAGACCCAACAGAACAGGATGTTCTGACATCTGTGAGAAGTATTATTACCAGTGAGATTGAAGTCGAACTTTTGACAGTCGACACGGTCGCAATTTCGAATACAAGTGCCACGAAAAACTTTTCGATGGGTACAAGTCTATTCATGGACAATTCAGCTCCCAACATAGTTCTCGACGTCACGAAGGGTATTCGCTCCGAGCGTCTCTACGTGAATGATAAAATAGGTATCGCCGCACCTGCAGCGACAAATGAATTCCAAATTGGTTCCAACAATGAATTTACGATTGATAGGGAAAACATTCACTTGGTGAACGCGAAGGGTAACGTCATCGCCAATAACGTGTTGTCGAGGTCGACGATGAGTGTGGGTAGTGAGTTCAAGGTTGATAGAACCGCTTCAAACGTGTTGGCAGTTTCTGGAAACGTGGTGGCAACAAATGTGAACATCGACACTAAACTTGTCGTGGGAACTTCAGAAAATGTAGGTGCGAATGTAGCTGTGTTTCAGAACGGAAATGTCGTGATTGAAAATGGAGGTTTCAAGTTGTTTGGTGATATGAACGTCTTCGGAAACGTATACATCAGTGAAACGACGACGTATGAGACAGTACAGAATTTGGTCGTACAGGAACCAGTTATCATGATGGCGAACAACAACGTCGATGGTACTTTCGATAACGCACTCATCATGGTTGAAGATGACCATGAGGCGAATCTTGTTTTTGGATACCACATGTCTGAACAAGAGTTTGTGATGACACGTTCATTCATGGGTCCATCTGACACCCTGATTACCTTCGACACATCAAACACTGTGAACTTGCATGTATATGGTCAGATGTACGCAGATGGAAGTGTGGGTGTCGCGAACACCTCACCCGTTCACACGATGGATATTGGTTCGAATGTCTACTTCGAGGATACTGGCTCGAATGTCATGCACTCCAGTGGTAATGTGTACACCCAACGCCTCGTCGTTGGGTCTGGGGGTATAAGTGTTGGTGGTCTACTCACGATGAGTCCAGGTTCTGTGACACCAGTTGTCATTAACAGTAATGTCCAAATGAATGCCCTACGCACAACAGGTACAGCGCCATCGGGTATCGCGAACACCTCACCAACTGACACACTCTCCATAGGTTCTAAAATATTCGCAAACATTGAAGCTGAGAACACACTCACAATCGTTGGTAACGTCGAAGCGACAAATGTCGTGACACAGATTCTCTCTTCCGAAGACAGTTTAACGGTACACGCAGATAGATACGGTGGAAACAGTACGTCAAACGTATTGACTCTTAAATCGGGTCCAACTGCGTCTAATGTGAGTAGTATCGAAGTCTACGGTGCCAGTACTTCGAACACACATCAAAACATTCGTTTCAAAACCAAAAACATCGAACGTATGCGTATCGCATCTAACGGTAAAATTGGTATAGCCAACACAAATCCCACAGAAGCTCTCACGGTATCTGGTGGGGTTCATGTCACTGGAAGTAACGCGGTCGCTTATGGTAACACATGGGGTTCCAAAGGTATGCGCATGTACTCTGAGCCCTTGGTGGGACAAAACAAAATCGAAAACATCGTGGCGGCTGGGAAGGGTCTCAACATTTACGCGAGTAAGACGTCCACTATGGGTGGCCCCAAGGTGACCATTCTCGAAACGAGTAATGTGGGTATTGGTGTGACAAATCCTGTGGGTCGATTACACACTTCGGGTGGCACTGTGTTTATCAATAATCAACCTGTCCGAAGAAACGGTTTCAACCACCAGGGAACACCCCTCGTCGTTTCTAATGTGACACCTATCAACGACCTCACAGTGGATTTGGCGAATGTCATGCATCTAACACGCGAAGGTACGGGGTCTCGTGATGGTGTGAGGGCGACATTCAAAATGGGAAAATATAATGTAGATTCTGAAAAATCTAGGTCTAAACTTGACATATTTTTGGCTGACGACCGATACACAAGTGAAACAGAAGTTTTGACTTTACGTGCAGATGGACGTGTGGGTATTGGTCACACACAGCCAACCGCCTTTTTGGAAGTAAAATGTACAGGTATAGCTGATCCAGAAACAAATGGTTTACTTGTACATAACCACAACAATGGAGATGCTATCATGGCTGTACAAGCCGACCTCAACGAAGGAAATGCCTTTTCCAGTTATATTCTCGCTGATGGTGCAGCGCGTTCGGGGTGGTCAGTGGGTGTTGCGAATAATAATGACTTCTATATCACCGAAGACCATCAAAAAGTTTTAAATCCAGACGGTATTGCTTTATACGTTAGTAATAATACTCGAAACGTTGGCATAGGTACAGACGCGCCCCGTGATAAATTGGAGGTGAATGGAAACGTTGTCGTTGGAAACAAACTCACGTTTGGGGGTCTCACAGGTGATGAATATGGAAACACGATATTTGTGGAACGAAGTTTCTCAACCGATTTTGATAAAAACGAACTTATCATTTTCAAAGGTAATAAAACGGCAACTGCTGCGAATAGTGCTGGTCCATCCAGGGTTAGACATATAGCGGGTGAACACATTTTCCAAACATACGATACATCTGGATTCACTCTCGACGAATTGATTGACCCTGACGGTGGTTCTCTTGGGAATGGTACAGGTGATGTACCATTGTGTATAACCGACTTGGGTACAGTTGTAATCGGTGGAAGTCGCGCGTTAGCTGCAGCGGCGGCGGAAAGACCCAGTACCAAACTCATCGTAAACGGCGATATCGAATTCGCGGGTGCTGGTACGTTCAAACTGACGGGTATCGAATTTTTGACAACAACTGGTGCTAGTTCAAGAAACATCATCAGAAATGTTTTGAATGGTGTCACAAGACGTCCATTGACGTTTGCGCATGAAATTGATGACAACAATGACTCGGAATTCGCGCGATTCGACGAAGCTGGTCGTCTTGGCATAGGTACAGATACACCAGACTCCAATGTTCACCTTTATGATTCTCGTACGACTGACATTGACATGCTCAAACTCGAGAGTCCTGGGACAAATAAGAAGACTGGTATGCTCCTCTACACAACCGATAACTACGGTGGCTACGTGAGGGGTTTCCGAAACTCGACACACACAACATCGGGTATCACAATTGGTGCGACTAACAACGGCTCGGAGGCTGACGGACTCCACATTGTTCACACGAGCAATGTGGGTATAGGTACGGTAAACCCAATGACCCAATTCCACGTCTATGATGGTTATGGACGCATCGAAGATTCTTCGAGTAACGCCGTACTGGAGTTTAAGACCATAGGGGGACTTTCGAATGTGTACGGAGACACACTCGGAAATGTCTACATACAACCAGGTTCTACAGATACCTTCGTGGAAAGTAACTTAACTGTTCGCAATGACTTGACGGTTCAAGGTGAAATTGACCTTGGTAACCAGGTTGCTATTGGTCTCGGTGGTGCCTCCGCCAACACGGAGCTTCACGTCAACGGTGGTATCATCACAAACTCTGACCAGGTGGCGTGCAAGAGGTATTCGAACACATTTTCGATAACATCAGGTACCGGTCAGGATATTCAGTTGATGTTCAAACCTGGGACATTCTACGCTAAGGTTGTGGCCGTCTTGAGGGAAACCTCTGATGTCAGAAACACGAGTACTATGATTTTGGAACTTTCTGGTGGTACCCATGATGGTTCGACTGCATCGATGTATGACATCGCCATAGGTACCAAGAACCTCTTTGGTGCGACCAATAGCTATCCTTGGAGTCCCACTGTTACGACGGGTAAACGGGGTGTAGACATTCGTCCACACATAAAGGATGGAGAGCGAAACTACAACTATGACATCTCAGTGGAGTTGACTACAGGTGTCAATGGGGGTCTTGACAAGATTACGAAAAAAATCGATAACATCAATACAGACCTCGACGATGGTGTGGGTGGTCAGCAGACTCTCGGTACATTCACATACTAAATTTACTATGAGGGGAGACCCCACGGTAGATTCAATACACATTTACGCCCTGATGGAATCAGAGACGGCTAGTATAATCACGCCAGCAATGAAAGCCATGATGACGTAATTCAATTCAGTTTCTTCGCGACCGACTTGAGGCTTCACCTCTTCGGTCTTGGACTCCGCGACAGGCTGCTTCGGCCTGACGGGAGGTTCCAAATCCTCCAGCGGACAGTACGCTATCATTTATATACTAATCAGAGATTAATTTCCGTCTTCTTCTTTCGACGAGTTCTCTTGGTTTTGGTGGTACCCCCAACGTTGACCTCCTTAACCTCCCCACCAGTGGATTCCCCAGAGATGGAGACAATGTCGGAGAGGTCATCATCCTCATCCTGCACTGAGGCGTCCATCGCTTGAGGGGGTGTCGTGTTCATGGGTGGGGGTGGAGGCATCATGATACCACCCATCAGGCTGGAGATGTCTACACCTGGACCCTGCATCTCATACTGACCCGCACCCGTCCCACCAATGGGTCCCTCAGTTGGGGGTCCAGTGGGGGAGCGAGTCGTGTTCTGAACCGCCGCCATCATGTTCTTCACCAGGTCGGGATTCTGCTTCATCACATCATTCATGTTGGGCATCACCGACTTGAACATACTATTGGTGAGGTGGAACATCATCGCCGAACCACCCAACATCATGATGAGCTTCACCTCGGGGGCGACACTGACCTTCGAGCGATACTTGACGTACAACTCCTCAAAGACACCATCATAGTCATCAACATTCTCCATCACAGACTCAGACCAACCCTCAAGCTGAATCTCAAAGGGATTGTACCGCTTGTTAAGGAACTCAAGGCCAGTCACACAGGCCACAAGCATGCGCCGAGAGAATCGGACAGACTGTTCAACATCGATGCTGTAGGTGATGCGCTTCACCTCCGACCTCAACTCTTCGACATTCGAGTAGGCATTGAGTCTCTTGTTTACGGCGAACCCCTTCTTCTCCAGGCGCCCAAGCTTATTAATCAGGTCTGCCTTCTCCTCGTCCACCGAGGTATACCCCTTGGTTGGCTGCTCCTCTTGGCTGGGTGGCTCATCGTCATCATAGAAGGTGGGTTCCTCATCTTCACCGTAGTCAATCTCCTCATTTTGTTGGGGTTGAGCAGGTTCAGACTGCTTGTTGGGGTTCACGAACGCATCCATCGCCTCCTGATGCTGAGAAGGAGGTGGGGGTCTGAACGCCGTCTTCGTAGGGCGTGGCACAGGTTTGGGACGTGGCGCTGAAATCTGAATCTCATCCATCAGAGCCTGTTCGTCAGCATCGAGTTTCATCACAGTCGTGCTTCCACGGTCGAGTACGATTTCCTCGTCCATCTACTCTCTATATGGAAACTAAAAAAATACCTTTAACGCACTTTAAAAAAATATAAACCTATAGTAAATGTTCAAGTTTAACAAGGCTGACCGTAACGCCCTCATGTCCATCACTTTTCTGTTCATGATCATCTGCGTCCTGGCCATGACTCGTGGACCCACGAGCAAGTACCAACCCAGGCCAATCAAGATTAAGACTGTCAGTGAGAAGTCTATCTTCGACCTCGAGAACAAGGTTGAGTGTACCCCTGGTTACAAGGATGGTAGCGCCTACACCAAGAGCCTCACCCCAGGTGGTCTCTGTGGTGCGCAGGGTCTCGTCTCCGACCTCGCGGGCTATGAGATTGAGGAGGGAATCGGCGGATCTTTAATCTGAGCTAATAGAAATGGCTCTCATCACTTCGCCAACGGATACCATTCCCGACCTCAACTATGAGTATCACACAATCACTATCGATACGATAGGACAGGATAGTGCTAACACGTTCACGTGTTACTTGAGTCAGCCCGTAAAGAATGTTGTACAGGCCAGGCTCCTCGCGGCGCGTATCAACACAACTGCGGACACGGAGCATTGTTATGTTTCCATCGAGCAGTTGGACTCCATCTTTACTGACCGTGCTTCCAATGTCTATGAAGGACAGGCACCCCTGAGTGTTCTTCGTAACTCCTTCGCGAGTCTGGTCAAGGATGAAAGCACCACTGTGACTTTCAAGGATAATTACCCAGTC